CAGTAGCTTCTACTGTAAAGTTAGAAGCTGTAGACCCATCAATTAAATTAAATTCATAAGATAATGAATAAGATGCTACTGGATAGTCTTCTGATAAATCGTCTCTTTTCCATGCCCAAAAATCTCCTAACTGCAATTCAGTAGGGACTTGTGATGGATAATTTGTTGAATCAAATTTGTTGCTCAAGCAAAAACCTCATAAATGTTTTAGATATATATCAATCTAACACTATGGTTTTTTAGCAAAAAGTCAACATATTAGACAAGAAATGTCAAATTACTTCCAAGAAGTAGCAAAATTACCTCTATTTATGCCTTTTTGTGGTTTATTTTGTGGTTTTTCTTTAGGTTTTGCTTGTTTTGTTAATATTCTTTCTTCAATGGTATCGTAATTTGGATTTAAGATATAAATAGCAGCAAAATTATAAACTAAAGTATCTAGTGCTTCGTTTCTTGGTCTAACTTGTTTCCAAACCAGTGATTTTCTACCTCTAATGAACTTAGTTACTCTTTTTTCTGCTGTTAGCTGTTTAAAGTACTCTTCATCAAGGTCTGAGCAAAAATGCAAAGTGGTTGTGTCGTTTTCAGCAGATAATCGTGCAAATATGGCTTCTTTAGCCGAATCTGTACCTATTCCGTATAAAACTGCTTTATTTTTGCCTACAAATGTTGGTCTGTTGGCTATTGGCTTGCCAGCTTGAGATAAACCCTTTACTGCAAAAATTCTTCGTGATTGTCTTGGTTTGGTGAATTGATAAACCATATTGGTATGATGTCCACCTGAGTCAATGGTGCAGCATGATATAGGTATTAATCTTTCAGATTCAGTCTTAAACCTTCTTTTTAGATAGGAGTCTAAATCCGACCAAACATTTTGAGCATTTGGATCTCCCCAAAATATCTTATAGTCACATACCCATGCTTCGTAATTCTTACCCCATCCGACTAACTGTAATTCCAATCTATCTTTCTGTGTATCTACACCAGCAGTCAGAATCAAGACATCTTCAGGTATGGCTGTATAATCATAGTTTAGTCTACGTTCTAGTAGTGTCTCATACTCAACAGCTTCTCCTTGTTCTTCCCAAGATTCACCTAAAGCTGTATTTATCCATGTTTTTAACATTTCAGGTTGTTTTTTAGCTTCAAGAAAGTTCTTAGCCATATCTGCCCAAGTTGACCAAACTGAATATAACTCAGATATATGAAAACCTGCTGTATCTGACTTAGGTTCTGATGCTACCCATTCACCATGTTTCAACATCCACTGCTTTTTAGACTCGTTAATGATAGAGCCACATTCTTCACAGGCATAAGCTGCTGTTTCAGGCTTGTTTTCATCCCAAACAACATTCTTCCATTTTAAAACCTGTTTATGATTACATTCAGGGCAAGGCACATGGTAATAGCGTTTATCAGACTCTTCAAAGGCTGTTTCTATTCTTGATAAACCTTTTATTGTTGGTGTTGAGCACATATATATCTTTTTATTCCAAAAGGTAGTCGTTCTTTTGGTTGCAAGTGATATTGGGTCTCCTTCCGCACCTGCTGATGCTTCATATCTATCAACCTCATCAGCTAAGACAATCCTTATAGGTCTTGATGCTAATCCTGATGCTGAGTTAGAGCCAACAATGTTTAGATTACCGCCTGCAAACTTTTTAGATAAAACTGTATTACCACTATCTCTACTTCTTGGGTCTTTAACACAATCCCTTATCTTTTCAGAATCACGAATCATAGTAGCAAGTCTATCTTTGGAAAATGCTTGAGCCATTTGTAGTGTTGGCTGCATTATCAACATTGGTGCTGGGTCTTGGTCTATGTAGTAACCAATAACATTTAACAATATCTCAGTTGCACCAATCTGTGCACTCTTGCAAAAAACTATGCGTTGGATATCAGGGTCATTGAAAGAATCCATAATCTCTCTTTGATAGGGTGCTCTATCTGTACGCCATGCACCAGCTTCTGCTGAAGATTCAGGCGATAGTTTTCTGTAGGCATCTGCCCAGTCGCTAATCTTTAGATTTGGTGGTGGAGTCCAAGTCTGATTGGTCTCCTGTATCACCTTTTCTATATTTTTGAGGTATTCCATCTTGAGCCAGTTCGTTTAGTGCTTCATGCACTTGTTCTTTTATTATAAGTTCAGCTTCAGCATATTTATCAACTGTTATGACTTGGTGTGCGATTCTTGATGGCAATCCTAATAGTTTTGCTCTAGCGTTAGCCACATAATCAACCCAAGTTTCTTCAACCAATTCTGCTGGTATTAGTTTAGCTTCCATCTCTTCTACTTCTAACTCAGCTTTTCTAGCCTGTGCTGCTGTTAGCTTGGTCTTCTCTTCAGTTATATCTCCTGAACCATCCTTCTTAGTATATCTAGCAGCTTTTCTTAGAAAGTTTATATACTGAACTCTACAAGAGTCTATATTTACTGGTGATCTACCAGCACCAATAGTAAATACACCTCTTCCAATAAGGTCACTTACGCTTTGTGGTGATAAATCTAAATGTTCTGCTAAATCCTTTCTTGTAGCCAATGTTTCATACTGTTTTATGGTGAACTAATACTCAATATCATAAATATATATGATTCAAAGCACAATTTCAAAGGGTATGTTTCTATTATAAATACGATGAATGATATGGGACTGTCTCTACAAAAAGAATGGGGTGCTGCAACCTGCGTACAAGTACGGCTGAAAGAACCTACGGCCTGAGAGCCTTATATATAAAGGGATAGCGAGGACATGAGAAAAAGACCGCGAAATATTAGAAAAAATGTAGATAAATGAATAAAGTACTACTATTCATGAAACTTATAATAGTATTAAAAAAGAATTAAATATTTATTTAATTAATACTTGACATACTAAAGTATATTTATATATAATAAGTTATGTTTAACAAAGTAAGGAGAAAATAAACATGAAAGAATTTACTAATAATCAAATAGAAGCAATAAAACTTTTTAATGAGTATGTAGAGATATCTGACTTTTGGTATGAAAAAGATTGTAATGATTTAAAGCCAACAGATATAACAGAATATATATACATGGACGAAGCAATTGAGCTATTAAATAAAAATGGATGGACTGTTGAAAGTGCCGAAGGAACTATCGGTAGTTTAATAAACAAAGATGTTATGTATGAAGTTGATTATTGCATACATAAAGAAGCACCAGTTTTTGTGGTTCATTGGGTAGATTTAAATAATATCAAGGTGGCTTAATTGCCACCTTTAATCAATAAGGAGATAAATAACATGGAACAAGTAAAACAATCAGTAACAAAACATGGCGTATATTTCGCTAACTTAGAGGCATACAATCAAGGGCGTATGATTGGGGGGTGGCTCTATCCTTTAGACTATGATTCTTTAGATAGTTTTTATACAGCTATTAAAGAGGTAACAAGAAACGCGGATGAGATAGCAATACATGATTATGATGATTTCCCCGATATGGGAGAATATCCCGATCATGGCGAGTTATATGAATTTATTCACGCTGTAACAGATAGCTATATTGATAATGAAATATTATTCAAATATATGGAAAATCAACATGATTATTCTATTGATTTAATAGATGAAGCCGAAAATACATATATTTGTAAATATGATCATTTTGATGATTTTGCCAATGAACTAGCTGATCAAGATATAGAAAATATTGTTAATAAAGACGCACAACAATTTGTTTTTAATAATTTTGATTATGAAAGTTATGCTAGAGACTTAAAACACTCATATTATAGTTTTGAATTATCAACGTATGAAGTAGCAATATTTCATCAATCATAAGGGGGTAAACAATGAAATATAAAATAATAGCTAAAGATAGAAATAAAAATAATTTTCTTGTCATGGTGAGCAAGTCATTAAAAGATATAAAAAATAAATTTGCTAGACTTGAGCAGCAAGGACATAAACCACAAATAATAAGGGGTAAATAATGAAAACAAAAATATTAAAAAATAAAACAACTATAGAGATGAGTTCTAGTGAATATGATGATCTGTTCAAGTTTATTAATAAACTAGACAACATGTTAAATACTTTGCATGAAACTAATGATTTATGGCTGTCTGATGTTCAAGATTTATCTAGCCTTAGATGGGAATTAATAAACCTTTTGAATGCTGAGTGGGATTCAAAAACATATAAATATATTAAGAGAGGTAATAATTAATGGAACAAGTAAAAGAATATAAAATTATAGATTGGGCATACAATAGAATGTTTCCTAATAAAATATTTAAAAGCTTTGATGATGGGATTGAGTTTCTTTATGAGAGATTTAATCAAGATGAATTAGAGGACATATTTGTCGTTCCAGCAAATACCAAATGTAAGGCCAATGGTTACTGGTCTACAGGTAATTAATTAATATTTAAACTTAACCAATCAAGGGCGGTATTCTTACCGCCTTTTTTATGCCTGTAATAAATAGATCATATTTTATAAATCATTCTAAGCCTTTCTAAGCCTTTCTAATAATCTTTTAATGCATTACTACTAATACATATTAATATATCAATACAGAGCCTTACAAGGCTTTTGGTTGTTCCTGTTGTTGTTCCTCTTGTTGTTCTTGTTGTTGTTCCTGTTCCTGTTCTTTTGTGCTAGCGGCCTATCTTACTTTTTTTTATTCAGTTATTTTTTTCTCAATTATAAATTTGCCTTGATTATAAATTTGCCTTGATTATAAATTTGCATCAAAAGTAAATTTGCCTTGATTATAAATTTGCATCAAAAGTAAATTTGCCTTGATTATAAATTTGCCTTGATTATAAATTTGCATCGAAACAGTATTTGCCTTGATTATAAATTTGCCTTAACTAAATTTGCGGTAAAAATAAATTTGCATTTAGGTATTGCATACTAATATATATTTATATATACTATGTGTATGTTAAATAAAAGTAAGGAGTTAAATAACATGAGTAAAGTAATAACAAGAGAATATACAATTTATGATTATTCTGATTTGAAAAAAGATGATGAATTGTGCGATAGGATTTACCAAAAATTTTGGCTAGAAAATCCAAATAATATAAATCCTTGGGCTGATGAAAATATAAACAGTTTCAAAAAATTTGCTGAAACTTTAAATATGGACTTTGATTATTCACTTTCGAATGATGAATATCAAACAAGACAA